GTCGATCTTGTTCCCATTTATAAGATCTAATCTCGTCTTTATCTATCCAACGTTGATTAGCAACTTTTACTTTTACTAATTCGTCCATTAGATACTTTACTAATTCAAGTGTATTTTCCATAATTATCTTTATTTATAATGTTAGGTTAATTAAGGAGAGTGTGTTACCACATCTCTCCTGAATCCATATCATTAATCATATCTTCTTGGAAGTTACGTTCAATGCCTGTTGGTTTAGGTTTAAGAACCTTTCTATCTCGTTTAAGACCTCCATACACTTGCATGAAATCTTCTACTACATCGTAACCTTCTTCTTGGCAGATTGCATCAAGCTTTAACTTGATTTTATGATGCATGTTGAATAAGTCGTTTAATAAGTCTTTTTCCATAATTAGCTATATTTATAATGTAGGTTGTTTGAAAGGTTTATAATCTTTGGACTTTTCCTGCGTCCATTGAGTGGCAAGAGCAATAGCTTGCGTTATAAGTTCATTAGTTGCTTCTTTCTTAGCTTTAATGTCTAGTTCTTGTGCAGTACAGGTAAGTAGTTCTTTAGTAGTGATCATAACAAGTTTGTTTATAGTAAGTTCATAACGGATTCATTAGCGACTATTAAAAAAGAAAAGAGCGCGAAGCGCTCGTTCTTTTATTTATCCAGTAATTCAAAGCGAGAATCGACAATGACGGCTTTGCCGTCGTTGATTCGAGCTTGCATGCGAGATGCGACATCCTTCTCCGCAGGAGAAGCGATGAGCATTAAGCATCGACGCTGAAGTTCGGCTCGGCCGGACGAATCGTCGTAGGTTGGCGTTGTTAATAACATAAGCCAATCGGTACCTTTCTCTGAAGTACCAAGTTTGTAAGATGTGAAACTTAAGTCCATTGTAGTAAGTTTAAGTAAGTTTATGGTGGGGGTTTTCCCCGCCAAAACATTCAGGGGGTGTAGTGAAGTAAGTGGTCTACTCCCTCATTTCCGTAAACAAAATTTTTATAAAAATAAAATTAGTAAGATGTAAGAAAGGTATTCGAACAAAGGTAGGGGCAACACACCTGCCCAGGTAAGAAGTATTAAGAAAAGAAAAACTGCTGTTTTAGTGAGGGCATAAGAATCCTTAGATTTCTTATACTCTAAGAAGAAGATAAGAGGTTGGGTTATGAAAAACATAAAGGCAAAGAAGTTATGAATACTTGTAAAGTAATACATATCGTACATGGAAAGGAGGGATAATGCACTCAACCCCATAAATATTATAAAGGGTTTTACATTTCTTCTTTTATATAGGATTCCCAAGATTAAAACTTGGAATGTCATAAAGTAAGCGAAATATTTTTTAGTGATTGGATGAACTCCTAGTACTGAAATGGGAGTTACAAAAAATTCCCATCCTTCCACTGCTATTATCATATTGGCTAGCAACAAGCCAGTTATAAGGAGTATGCCCCCCTTTATTACCTTTATCCCATGTGATTACTGTGTTATAATTAGACTTCTAACCTAAAGGTAAAAAAAATTTTAAAAATAACTTGTTTTTATAAAATAAAGTTTTGTATATTTGTAGTGTTTTGTGTCTCTCTCTCAGAGACGATTGTTTTTCATAACAGTTTTTCATGGTTTGTATCCCCTTCATTCTGAGGGGGATATTTTTTTAAAAGTTTTTCAAAAAAGTTATGGTTGAATAAAAAATTTTATATAGATTTGCAATCTGAGTTACCGAACTAACACTTCAGTCACCCACCTTTAAGGATAAACAAATAGAGGACGGCTGTTGGAACAGGTAAGTTCTATCGTTTAATGATGTTTGAGAGTTGAACCAGCAATGACTCTCCCAATTGAAAAGTTAGTGGCGTTTCAATTTGGTTTTCTTTTGGCCACTTTTCTTTTAACAATTAAATTCGTATATTTATGGCAACACAAGATGAAGAGTACATGAAAGATTTAACTAAAAAGGCTGACGAGTCAAGAGACAACACCTTTGATTCGTGGTTAAACGATTTAGAAGATAAAGACCAACCAAACGCTTGTAGTATTGATAATCCAGATTGCGAGAATTGTGGCAGTTAATTTATGGAGAATAAACAGAAGAAGCCCCCAAAGGGGAGTATAAAGTTTAATATAACTTTATCGGAGGAGCAGAAAAGAGCTAAAGAGGGTATAATTAATAGTGCTTTCAGTTTTGTAGTGGGCAAAGCAGGTTCTGGAAAAACGCTCCTTGCTGTTCAGGTTGCTCTGGACATGTTTTTTAAAAGGCAATATAATAAGGTTATTATAACTAGGCCCACTGTGGCCACTGAAGATAATGGCTTTTTGCCGGGATCCGAGAAAGAGAAGTTAGAACCCTGGCTTGTACCTATCATGTCTAACATGAGGAAGGTTTATAATAAACCTGATAAGATCCAAAAGATGGTGGATCAAGAAGATATTGAACTTGTATCTTTATCACACTTCAGAGGAAGGACGTTTGATGGTGCAGTAGTTATAGTTGACGAGTTTCAAAACCTTACTAAGTCACAATTAAGGATGGCTTTAGGTAGATTGGGTAAAGACTCAATTATGATCTTTTGTGGAGACAACCAACAGATAGATTTAAAAGATAGTTTTAATTCTGCTATCGATGATGTTGCAAAGATCCGAGAAAGTTCGTATGTTTACAAAATCGTTTTAGAGGACAACCATAGGCATAAGGCCATAGATGAAGTTCTTAATCTATTAACTGGTTATTAGTAATGAGTAAAATTGAAAACAAAGTCTGTAAAAAAATTCTAGAAAGAGCAGAAGTAGGAGAAACTAAGTACGGCACAACCATGGAAAGAGAGGACCTCTCTAAAACAGAGTGGTTGACGCACCTACAAGAAGAACTAATGGACGCAACAGTATATATAGAAAAGATTTTACATGTTATTCAAAGAACTAAATAAGTTTAAAGACGTAGTCTTTACAGAGAAAGGACATACGTACACAATAAATGGAAAAGACGCTACCTCGGTAACTACATTTATTGGTAAATTTAAAAAACCTTTCAATAAGGAGTTCTGGGCACACCGCAGTGCTAAGAAAGAGAACACAACTGTTGAGAAGATTTTAGATAAGTGGGATTCAATTAGTACGCGGGCTTGCAATAAAGGAAGTAAGTTTCATGCTTTTGCTGAAAATTACATTAATAATAAGATATTACCTAATACAATATATGACTTCGATTTAGATAAAGAAGCGTATGACAAAATTGAATCCCATTTTTTAAAATTCTATGAGAATTCCAAAGAAAATCTTATACCTATCAGTTCGGAGCTTTGCGTGGGCTCTAGTAAGCTTGGTATTTGTGGTATGGTTGATCAGTTGTATTATTCAGTTCCTCTTGGGGGGCTGGTTATATTTGATTGGAAAACCAACAAAAGATTAAACTACAATAGTAAATTCGATAATTGGATGCTAGATCCAATATCCCACCTCCCTGAATGTGAGTTCACAACCTACTCACTACAACTTTCCCTTTATAAGTATATTATAGAGCTTGAAACAGAGCTTAAAATAGAAGACTGTTATATTGTATGGTTTAACGAGAAGAATGACTCGTACCGATTAATACAATGCGCTGATTATAAAAAAGAAATTATTAATATGTTGAATTATAATTAATTTTATTATATATTTGTAGCATGAATGATTTTGAAAAGACTATAAGGAAATATTTTGGTCTCTCTATGGAGGGCAAATTATGTGAGGAATGCATGAAGAAGTATATGGCAAAATACAGAATCGATGATCTACTTCGCATGAATGCTAGTGCGCAAATGAATCTAGGTACTGATGCTACTGCTGAGGATAAGCAGAAAGCATTAAATACAGCTAGATATGTGAAAGCTTCTATTATGAAGTATGACAAAACCAAAGCAGAAAGCATGTTTCCAGAAATAAACTTATCTGAAGATGGTAATACCTTTAAAGGCTAATATAGCACAATCTTTTAAAGCATATCTTCATATTCTAAATCCTGTGTTAAAACTTAAGGATAAAGAGATTGAGGTGCTTTCTAGTTTTTTATCTATATGGTATATAAATAGAGATAAAGAAAATTTAGATAAACTTCTATTTTCTACTCCCGTTAGAAAGATGATTAGAAAATCTATAAAGATGTCTGAGGCATCATTTAATAATCATATTACAATGCTTAGAAAAAAGAAGATGATTGTAGATAAAAAAATAAATCCGACTATACTTAATGGTATAGAAAAAGAGGGGATCGAGATAATTTATAAGATAACGTGGAGCAAACAATAAAGAAGCTAGCTAAGAAATACGGCATCAGCGAATTCAAAGCGGATCTTATAGTAAAGTCTCAATTTGGTCTCCTTAAGGAGGCGATCGAAAGCGGAGACTTTAAGAGTGTAAGGTTAAAACATTTAGGGATGTTTGCAGTAAAGAAGAACAGATTTAAATATTACAAAAATGGCAGAAGAGAAAAAGGGGACAGCAGCGAAGATGTCTGAGATCCTGAACGGGTGGAAGAATGTAGTATTTCCAAACGAACATGTAGAGCAAATCGCAAAAGCAAGGGCAAGCATTTGCTCAGACTGCGAATTTAATGTTAAAAACAGATGCACAAAATGCGGGTGTCCGTTGATTGCTAAAACAAGATCAATGCAATCACATTGCCCAATTAAAAAATGGTAAACATGGAGAACACAATTAATTACGAGCCTTTAGGAAACCACATTGTAGTGGAAATGCCTGAAGTAGAAAAGGAAACAGCGTCAGGGATTATTAAATCTGATATGATGTTAAGAGAAGAGTCCGATAAAAGAGATGGACATGCTAAAGTGGTGGCCGTTAGTCAGGACGTGAAAACTGTTAAAGTTGGAGATACTGTAATACCGAAAGGCCAAGGGTTTATGGTTATGGTAGAAGAAGTTGAATATTTTCAAATGAATATGTTTGACGTGCTAGGTATTGTAAGATAAGAATGGCAAAATTTAAATGTAATACCTGCAATTCAAAGCTAGAACTATCCACGCATACTATCAAGGTAGTGGCGGGGATGGTAGTATCACCTGACGCCATGTGTTGTAATACTTATATGAAAAGTATTAAAGAGAATGCGGGATTTGGGGCAGCACTATCTCGGCCGGGAGGTAAAGTGAGAGGCAAAAACGACGGATTAAGAACAAACTAATGATATTAGAAAGCTTTGATACAGATGTAAATTTTTGGAAATTACATCCACAATTAAAAGTTCCTTCATCTTTTGCTTCTATTTATAAAGAAGATAAAAGCAAAAGAAAAAGTAAGAGCTCACAGATAATGTGGGCTATTGCGCTTTTAGTAGATCCTGATTCTAAATTCTCAAATATTTCGTATAATACGAGAAGAGATATGATTAGTGGGGATTTTCTTAAAGACAAGGATTTTGAATGGGGAAAGTATAAAGAAGCAATAATATTTTATGAACGTACTCTAATTACTCCCGCTAAACGCCAACTTATGGTGTGGAATAAAAAGATGGATGAAAAAACTCTCTATCTTGATATTCTTACATACGAAGAGAACGCAGACACTATTGAGGGCTTACTTAAAACAAATGTTAAACTATTTGAAGACTATGAACGCCTTCTTAAATTAGTGGATAAAGAAACTAACGAAGGAACCACAAAAGGCGGGGCCGAAGAATCCGCTTCAGAAAAAGGATTGTTATGATTATTAATAGGGGTGAGTTTTTACTTAATGAAATACCGCAGTTTCATCCTGCTAGTGAAGAATATTTATTATTCTGGCGAGAAGAAAAGAAACGATGTATTGAAGGTTATTGGGTTGGAGGAGCATGGATGCCAGGTAATCTTTATTTTTATGTAAACTTTTGGACCATCCTTTTAAATAAGACCGCGCATTCTAAAACTAAAACCCCAGGCAAACCTTTTCTTAGAGATCTTGAATGGGAATTTTTTTATAACTGGTGTGAGGCTAGAGGATTCTCAGGATTCGAAGACGATAAAGAGTTTACGTGTGACAGAGCGTTTATAGGAAAAGATAACTATGTTCCTGCAGCAGAATATATGCGTAAGACACATAAAAAGAATTTAGGGCGCCCGTTATGGGAAAATGAAGCTAAAAACTTTATGATGATGGGGAGTCGTGGATTTGGTAAGTCTTATTCTGTTGCGGGCGGAGTAATTGGACATGAGTTTGTATTTGACGGAATGAAATCATACGATCCAGAGTATATAGGTAATCCACCATCCACTGAAATTGTGGCGGGAGCAGGAGATGCTAAGTATTCAGGGGATATATTAAAAAAGACACAATTTGGATTGGATAATTTACCTGGAGGAATTGAGATTGGGAATAAATTTTTTCCTTCACCTTTCTCTAAACAATACGGGGGAAGTTGGTATTCTGGTAAAGAGGTTATTGCAGAATATAAAAAGAAACTTGGTGGTACCTGGAAAGTTATGGGTAGTAAATCCAAGATTAAACATCGTACTTTTAAGGATAACCCATTTGCTGCCAATGGTACTCGTCCTGCTGTAATGGTAATGGAAGAGATTGGTATGTTTAATAATCTTAGAGCGTCACATGAAGCATCTGTAGAGTGTATGAAAAACGGGGCTTATAAATTCGGAAGCTGTATGTATCTAGGTACAGGGGGTGATATGGAAGGCGGGGGAACCGTGGACGCTAGAGATATGTTCTATAATCCAGATGTTTATGATATGATTTCTTTTGAGGATGTGTGGGAAGATAAAGGAAAGATTTCCTACTTTGTTCCTGCATACTCAGGATTAAACCAGTTTAAAGATGAAAACGGAAATACACTGGAAGAGCCTGCTAAGAAATATCTAGATGAATTTAGAGAGAAATTAAAGAAAAGTAAAAACTCTAGAAGCGCTTTAGATGCTGAATTACAGAATAGACCACTTGTACCATCTGAAGTATTCCTTACCCGTACAGGTAACTTATTTCCTGTAGCAGATTTACTTACAAGATTAGCAGAATTAGAGGTATCGAATAAAGAGAGAAATCACGATTATGTAGGAGATCTTTACGTAGATTCCACTAGTAATAAAATTAAGTGGAAACCAAACGCTAAATTATCTCCAATTGTGGATTTCCCTTTAAGGGGTAGTGATGATTTATCAGGGTGTGTAGTTATATATGAAATGCCTTATGAAGATTCTGATGGAAATACTCCGTATGGCATGTATCTTGCGGGAACCGATCCTTATGATCACGACGATTCCACCACTTCTTCGTTAGGATCAACTCTTATTTTAAATAAACTTACAAATAGAGTTGTAGCAGAGTATACAGGGAGACCAGAAACTGCTAATCAATACTATGAAAAAGTAAGACGATTATTACATTTTTATAATGCTAAGTGTTTATACGAGAACGAACGTAAAGGTATGTACCAATACTTAGAATTTAAAAATCAAACTCATCTTTTACTCGATCAACCAGAGATTATAAAAGATGTTGTTCAAAATAGTAGAGTAAACAGGGGGAAGGGGATGCATATGTCTAAACCCCTAAAAGATTACGGAGAGGAGCTTATTAAAATGTGGTTATTAGAGCCTTATGGAACGGAGGGGCTACTTAACCTACATAAAATACGAAGTATACCTTTATTAAAAGAACTAATAGCTTATAATGATATAGGAAACTTTGACAGGGTGATGGCATTTATGATGGTTGTATACCATCTTCAAGAGGTGAGAAAAATAAAGGTGGATAAAGAAAATAAAATAACAACTATATACGACCAAGGGTTTTGGAGCAAATCCCTTTTCTCAAGAAATAAAAAAACGTTTTAGCTATAAAAGTTAAAACTTAAAATATAATTTAGTACATTATTATTTGGACATACAAATTAAATTACTATTTTTGTTCTTTAATTCGCGAATTTTAAAAAAAATATTAATATGGCAACAGTAAACGTAACACTATCTCTAGCGAGTACAGATTTGTTTGCAAAACAAACTATCAGCTTTACAGAGACAGACGCACTCTCTCCTGCAGGGGATCAGCAATTAGTCGGAAGAATTGAAACTTCTGGTTCAGGCACAAAAGATAATATCGCAACAAAAGCTTTAGACGGAACAGACGATCGGGCCTACCTATTTTTACACAATATTAGCTCTACTACAGGTGAGTATGTAAAAGTTAGTTTATGCTCAGGTTATGGATCAGATTCTGCGGCAGGTGACTGGTTTGCATCATTAGGGCCAGGAGAATTTTTATTCGTACCTATTTCAAACATGCAAGACGTAGATTTCGAAGCAGCTTCAGGAACTCCTGTAGTTGAGTACATCTTAATGGAAAAAGCAGCATAATCTTAAAAATTTAGTAAAATGGCAAACGCAACTTTAAATGTAACGTTCAGTATTTCTAGTACTGATTTGTTCAATACAGTTAATCTTTCAAAGACTGTGTCTGATGCAGTAACTATAGATGGCGATAACAGACAAGGTTTAACTACAATGGTTACCAGTACTTCTTACGCAGATATTAACGTAGAGGCATTATCTGGTTCAACTCAGGGGGGAAAAAAGGCATATGTATATGCTAAGAATACTGACTCTACTGTAGATCTAATCTTTGCTGATGACGGAGATCAGATATTTTCAAAGCTATCTCCAGGAGAATTCTTATTCTACCCAACAGCAGATAATACAAAAATCCAGGTTAAATCGTCCTCTGGAACACCAACAGTAGAATTCTTATTATTAGAAGTAGACTAAACATAATTTATGCCTCGTATAGATTTTCCTAGACAAAAACTGAGTCGTAGAAAAAAGACTCAGAAATGGGGAGAAGAATGTATAGAAGCTGCCTTAGGTTTAATAGGCATTTATGATCATACAAGACGTAGTTCCCGTTTTAAAAAGAAGCGGAACTATGATCTTTATAACGGAAAGTTTGATAAGAAAGATCTCGAGTACGTTACTGATCCCCTAAACCTAGGAGGAGCCGCAGAACTTCCCGCAACACTACAGTACTACGATGTAGTATCTCCTATCTTTAATTTGCTTCTGGGTGAAGAAACCAAGAGGGCATTTAGCTATGTCGTTAGATCTGTTAACGAAGAGGCTATCGGGCAAAAAGAAGAGGAGAAGAAAAAAGCTGTAGTAAATTATTTTCAGGGATTGATGCAGAATGCTGTGCAGACTTATATGCAAGGCAAAGAGCAGCCGCAAAACCCAGAAGCTATGCAACAGCTTATGGCGGAGGCCCAACAAAATATACCCGAAGAGTTAAAGAGAATACAAAAGTATTTTGACTATGACTTTCAGGACATGAACGAATCTACTGCTCACAAATTATTAACATACTTTGAGAAGCAGCAAAGACTAAAATCAAAATTTAACAAGGGGTGGGAAGACGCTCTTATTGCTGGTGAAGAGATATATTGTGTAGAAGAAATATCTAATGAACCTGTAGTAAGAAATGTAAACCCTCTTGAATTTTACTGCCTACTACCTCATAATTCAGATTTAGTAGATCACGCAGATGTCATTGTAGAGGATACATGGATGTCTGTAAACACTATTATTGATAATTACTACGAGGATCTAACTCCTAAACAAATAGACAAATTAGAAAAAGAGCAGGGAAATAGAGCTTCTATGGAAAGCGATAGTCTATTAAACTACCCAGCCCAAGAAAAACTGTTTATTCAAAATAGAGAGGGAGAGGATGGGAATCTTTTTAATTACTATGATCAAGACGGAAATATCCGAGTTACTAAAGTAGTTTGGAAGTCTATGCGTAAGATAGGGAAGCTTTCTTACATAGATGAATTAGGAATGAGACAGGAAACTGTTGTAAACGAAACTTACAAGATAGATCCAGAGTCTGGGGAAGAAATTGAATACATGTGGGTAAGCGAATACTGGGAAGGTACTAAGCTTGGAGATGATATTTATATACACATCCGCCCAAGACCAAATCAGTTTAGACACCTAGATAACCTATCCCAATGTAGTTCAGGCTATGTGGGGACAGTGTATAATGCAAACAATTCTCAATCTGTTTCTTTAATGGACAGATTAGTACCATGGATTTATTTATATATAACAATGTGGTATAGGCTTGAATTATCTATTGCAGCCAATCAAGGTAAAATCGCACTTATTGATTTATCACTAGTTCCCGATGGATGGGAAGTAGAAAAGTGGATGTACTATGCACAAT